AGGGTTTGCACTTTCCAATCAGGAATATTATCTTTTACTGTGAAAGAAGGTATGTCCCATATACATCGATTGTTTGGTTGTGCTGCATAATTACCATCGTCTAGTGCAATTATGTGAGCGCACTTGTGTTCGTGCGGAATCTCTGAATGATCAGTGTCAACTATGTTACTCTCTGGATGTGCAAAGTCAACAGTAAATAAATATTTTCCTGGATGCCATTTTTTATCTTTACCGATATACTTACCGGCTTGACCATCTAAGATATCCCAACAAGTAATAGCAGGATAATAACTAAAACAATTCCAGAGCTGAAGCTCATCAAGTCTACGTTGAGGAACATCCTTAGCCTCAAATCCACGTTGTATAAAAGCTGTGATAGGTAATCTATAAAAGACTGCACCGTTTTCCATAATCGCGTGCCAAAGAATCGATTTACCTGTAATAGCTGACATACCAAAGATAATACAATCTTCAACTTCGCCATGATGAGCTTTGAGATCATATAAATATTCTCTTCTAATTTGTGCGTATGTTACAGGAATGTTTGCATTCAAGTAAGCCATAGCACATTATATAACGATTGCTCCTACGATAAGGCCTGCAACAAAACAAACGATTTCTCTTCTGTTATGTAATTGCCATACCATAAATTTATCTACATATTTTTTCATGTTTCCTCCTAGTGTATGTCACCCCAGTTTTTACCGGATTCGTAGTCTACCTTGTTTGGTATCTCCAAGTCAACTGCTGATTCCATGACATCCTTAATTAGTTTAGCTTGTTTATCACTTTCTACAGAAATATCTAGTTCATCGTGTATCTGTATGTGTGGTACAATTCCTTCTTTATATAAGTCAAGCATAGATTTTTTTGTCATGTCTGCAGCTGATCCTTGTATTAATTTATTTAATGCTTTGTATGTGTATGCACGTCTTATGCCTGGACCATGTTCTTGTACTGCTTGTTCAAAAGGCAATGCTTTGTGCATACCAAATTGATTAGGTTCCCATAGATGGAAGCGACAAAGACGGCCAAGTAATGTACGGATTTGTCCACGTTGTTGTGCTCTGTTAGACACACTCTTCATTAAAGTTTTAACAAATGGTACTCTGTTGTGATAAATAGAAAATAATTCTTCTGCTTTATCTTTAGATACTCCAAGCTCTGCTTGTAGTTTAGCTTTACCCATACCATAAAATAATCCAAGGTTAATTGTTTTTGCTTGTGTTCTTGGTATCTGTGCCATCTTTGCAACGATAGTATGAAAGTCTGCATCACCATCATTGTATGCGTTCTTAACTTCAAAGACGCTTGCGTCTTGATCCAGGGATGCATAGTGCACTACAAGTCTTGGTTCTTGTTGACTGTAGTCAAAGCATCCCCACTCGCAACCAGACTCAGGTACAAAGAGGGATCTGATTAAAGGACCTAAGTCTTTGTTGCGCGCAGGAATTTGTTGTAGATTGGGATTCGAATAAGAGAATCTTCCAGTTACTGTCCCTCCACTATCAGATCTAATTTGATTTATATCTGCGTGTATTCTACCTTTATGTTCGTATTTAATAATTGTGTCTATGAATGTCGTATGTGCCTTGTTTATTTCTCTAGCTTTTGCTATACATTGTACTAACGGATGTTCATGTGATGAAAGGAAATTTTTAGTAAATGATGGAGAATTTGTTTTTGTGGTTCGCTCATAAGGTAGGTTCAGTTTTTGAAAAACTTTCTCTATTGAACGTGCAGCCCATATTTGAACATCTTCTTGTGTTTCTTTTTTTATCTTGTGTAATAATTCTTTTTCTTCTCCAGCTAATTGTTGCTTTAATTTGTGAGCACCTTCTACGTCTACACGGACTCCTAAGAACCGCATATCGACTAGGCAAGGGAAAAGTTCTGTCTCTAGTTCAAAGATAGATCCTAGATCCTGGTCGCTTATTTCTTTTTGCATGACTCTCCACAAAGCTAGCGTTAGTTCTGCATCACGTTCTGCGTAGCTGCCAACATACATTGCTGGCATCTTCCACATATCTGCTTTAGGATCTAGTCCCCATTCTTTTGCAGCTGCAACTAATTCTGTTTCGTTCTTACCTTTACCACAATAATCCCAACCCAAAGATCCAAGATCATATCTAAATCTATTTTCATTTACAAGGGATGCTGCAATCATTGTGTCGTAAATGTTTCCATTTATTTTTATACCCATGGCCCGAATCCAACACACATCGTACATTGCATTGTGAAAAATTTTATCGGCTGGACATTCACAAATGTCCTTAAACCATTGTAAAACCTTGTTTTTTTCAAGGTTACCACCACCCTCGTGATCGAAAGGAAAGTATCCTGCGTAGCCATCTACAGCCACTGCGATACCTACAACCTTACCTCTACCAACAACAGAACCTGTACCCAGACTTTTTAAATCTGGATCGTAAGTTTCTAAGTCAATAGCAATTGTATCTGCTTGTCTTAAATCTGGAAATTCTGTAGGTTTAACCCACTCTGTTTGTGCTTCAATCATAAATATGTTTTTTCTCTACTATGTTTTCTATTCTTTTTTTATTACTAAAAGCATATAAAGATGCATCATGGTTATATGGAAATATCTCCCATGTTAAATCTCTACGTCCTTCCAATGCTAAATAAATTTCTAATCTAAATTTGTGTTTAGCAATCATAATGTGTTTAACTTTCCTCGCCTTCTGTGGCATAGTCCCTTTCAATAATCATTTCTATAAAGTGTATTGCTTTCAATAGATCCTGCTTCTTTCCTTTATCGCGATGGCGAATAATATATTTTATAGCACATCCTTCCGGATAGAGCAACTCATTCTCGACTACAAACTTACTCGGTTGAATTTTATATTTTTGGTAGTGACTCCCGCCGTGCTGCTTGTCCCAAACTTTACTCATAGTTTAAACTCCTTTGATTTGTTACTGCACTTTATTAAAAATAAATTTTGCATAGTTCGTGTGATTCCTACATACCAAACTCTAAATTCCTCTTCTTCTTTTGCTTTAGATTTTTTAGATCCTTTGATTGTATTTGTAGTTTGATTTAAAAACAAAACTACATTAGTTGCTTCACCACCTTTAGCTCCATGTATTGTAGAAATTTTTATTCTTGGTTCTTTAGATAAATTTTCTTTGTTGCTTAACATAGCTCGCATATATTCTTTTTGTGATAAGGACCCAGTGTTAAATGCTTCGTACCATTCTTTTGTAAGATCCTTGTCGCCTGATACTCGTTCCTTGATTCTTTGTTCCTGTACTTCACCAATAGGTTCACCACGTTTTAGTTTATCCCACGATAAAATATCTTCGTACAAACTTTTACCAATACTATTTCCTTGAGCTGTACTAAAAAAGAAACCTTTACGTTTTAAATATGGAGCAATAGGTTTTAATAATGCTTTGGTCCTAGTAAGAATTAACCAATCACCTTCTGTTAAATCTATGTCGTTAAGTTTGTATCTTTCAAAAATCATTCCGCTCTCTGACTTTGGCAAATAATCTTTTTGTATTCTGTTGTAATAAATTCTGTTAATGACTCCTAAAGCTTTTTGTTGTATAATGCTCGGCACTCTTTCAGATTTATTTAGAAGTATTTCTCTTGACTCCCAATTTATAAATGACTCTACATCTGCACCAGCCCAACCAAATATTGCTTGATCATCATCGCCTGCAACCCACACATCACATCCTGTGTCTTCTTCTATTTTATTTATCATAGCCCATTGTATTAAAGACAAATCTTGTGCCTCATCTACAAATATAACTTTAAACTTTGGTGTCTTATCTTCGTGTTGTTTTAAAAATTTTTCTAACATGTCTGTAAAATCAATCAGACCATATGTTTTTTTATAATTATTTATCTCTGTTTCTATGGCCAGTAGTTTACTTCTTTCTATCCAGGTCAGGTGTTCATTCAAATCAAACTGGTCTCCCACTGGTATTTGTTTAACTCTAGCTAAATTAATAATGCTTAGGTATTCACTATCTGATGAGAAGATTCCATTAAAGTTATTTGTTTCATAGGCTGCATATTTAATTTGTATGCCAGCGCTTTCACCAATTGCTTTGTAATTACCTTCCTGCATTACGTTTTCTTCTTTGAGTCCTAGATTATTAAATGCAAGTGAGTGTAGTGTCTGAAAATATTTTATATCTTTTTTTTCAAGATGTTCATTTTGGGCCAAGAATCTATCTCGTGCTTCACCTGCTGCTTTACGTGTAAACGCAAAGTATCCTATCTGTTCAAGTCGTGTTCCTTCTTTGACATACTTATGCACGGTGTTTAATAATCTTCTAGTCTTACCTGTACCTGGTGGACCTACTACTTTATATCTAGCCATTAGTAGTTGTTCTCCTTTCTTGGTACTGGTTTGTATTCTATTTTATCTACATGTAATTGCACTACCTTACATACTTTGAGAGTTTTGCCATCTACATTTAGAGAATGATCAAACTCTACATTACATTTGTCTTTTAATTTTTGTGCAATCTTTTCTTCTGGTATTTTCCAACCATTACCTAAGTGTTCAATAAAAGAATTAAATCTAAAGTAATGATAACCATCTTCTGTATAGCATGAGCCATTGTGTATTTGATTTCTTTGGTGTGCTTGTGGTCCATTGATACAATATTGAAACAGCTCTTCTTCTAATCTGTCTTCTACCTGAGTTCCTTTTGGTGGTGTAATCTTTTGTCCATTCCTACGCCACTCGTTTAATTTTGCTCTAAAATCTTTTGGTTTAAGTGGTTCAAAGTATACTCCTGTTTGTTGCCACACTAAATTTAAAACTTCTTTTTGTGTTGTCATTAGTTTAGTATTGCTAATAATAACCTGTATCTTGTCATCGTTTGGCATAATGACATTGAATCTGTACTCTGGTTCTGCGTAGGTAATCATCTCAAAATCTTGTATCTCTGGAAACACAGAAATGCTGTCTGACTTAACACCAAAAGCTCTTTTGTAACAAAGACTACGCATACATTTATCTTTGATAGGATCTTCATAACAAGTATGCCCTGCTGTTTCTCCCTTCCATGCTTTTATTTTAAGATCTAGTTTTGCTTTGTCCCATGGTGTTTCAAGATAACTATAGTTTGCTGCAGATACCTGGTCAGGCCATTTGTCTTTGTATTTCTTTTTAGCAAAGACCATGTAGTTATACATAAATCTATCTCGGCCATCATCTAGTTTTGTTTTAGAACATAGAGCTAGACATGGTGGACCATCGTCAAACTCTGGGTTAGTACCTACTAAAATATTTCTGTGTGTATCTTCTACTAATTTATCTAATGTTTCTTTATCTATTTTAGATTCATTGGCAAACTTAATAAATTCTTCTACAGATAGTTTAGAATTATTCTTATCTATGGCATATCGATTTGAGCTACCATTGTTGTAGTATGGTAGGTTAATAAAGTTTCCTGGTTTTATGTCGCCTTTGTCATCCTTCTGTAATTCTTTCTGTTTAGGAAAAACCTCTGTTGTAGGTTTTAATCCTAGTGGTAGTAGAAAAGCTTTCAATGCTTCTATCAAATCTACCGTAGGTATTGCCTCCTTTAAAAATATATAACAATGCAATCCACCACTCTTAGAAAGTATTGGAACCAATGGTAGTTTATATTGTTGGAATAGTGCTAAATAATTTTCTACTTTAAATGTGCCGTAGTCTGGTGGGTCAATGTCTATGCATCCAAACTGTGCAGTCTTGTCTATTCTACATGGTTGTATACCAATAGATTTTTTACCTTGTAAATGATTGTAGTAATCTTCGTCAGTGACAGGTCTACCTGCCCACTCGTAGTTAGGTTTTATTTTATTTTTATCTGTATCAACAGATGTATTAGACATGTCAGCCATGCCAAAATCACCTTCATACCCTTTAAACAGTTCTATAAATTCTTTATCCATAATGATCCCGGGTCGGGGTAGTTCCACTCTCGCTTCCCTACCCCTATCCTCATGTAGAGGAATCTAGTAATTAGATTCTTCCGTTGTAGCCGTAGCGTTACTCTGTTTCAAAGAGTTATGGAATTCTTTCGCCATTTGATATAGCGATGCGTTATCCACTTTCTTAGCTAACGATACTTTGTATCCGTGCCAAGTGAAACTTCCGCTGTTTTCTACAGATTGTAATTTATACACTCGTGAAAACATTGGTGCTGGTAAAGCTTTGCTAGTTTTAGGATCAGTTTCAAATTGATCTTGCATCAATGAGTTCCAACCTCTACTCACTTTTAATTGAGTAGATTTCATAGCCATTAAAGCTTTCTCTGGTTTGTCACCATTGATAATTACAAAATGATTTGCTGTTTTGATAATTTCATTTCCATTATCTAAACAATCTTTTCCTTGAGCATTCTTCTTAGTTTTAGCTAAGATCTCTGGGCCTCTGTCAGGACTGATAGGTCTACCCTCTCGTCTTTCAAAAGGTGCCCACTCTGGAAATGTCAATTTGTAAAAGCAAGGTATAACTTCTATACCCTTCTCTCCATCATACAGTCTTTTTGTAACTGTATTGTAGAACATTCCTGCTTCTGCTCCTTCTACATAGTTCGCATGTTTCTTTTTAGTCTCATCCGAACCACTTTGTAATAGCTTGAGAAATGGTAAAGCCAAATCGTCTTTATCTATGTTCTCAAGTCCAGCACCAGCATCCTGAATAAAATTCATCTCTGCTGGTAAGTTACCTTCTTTTTTTATAGTAACGTCACTTGTTTCTTGTGTCATGTTATTTGTTCCTTGTTATTTTTGTTTTGTTTCCCTTAAACAGATTAAAATGTTCAGAAGGCAAATCTTCACCACTTTCAACTCGCTCTCTGTACAGTGCTTTTAATGTCATAGGTTCTACCTTTAATTTTTGTTGTGGTTGGTAGCCTTGACTTTCTGCAAGGTTAGCATAAGTGCTAGCCTTATCATCTTCGCCACGACCAAAGGAAACAGTAATCTCATTCTTAATAAGATCACCCAGGTCATTGTCTCGAAGCCATCTAAACGCATTCTCCTTTTGTGCTACAGGAATTGTTGCGCTATAAC